CCGTATTGAACAGCTTAAGAAACAGGGCATGACCTCCAGAAACGCTAACGAGTGCGCCCCCATGGAATGGGATGCGCACACTGGCCGCATTGAAAAACGTGATCTTCCGGACAACTGGAAGGACCCCTATCCGGCTCTGGAAAAGGCTCTCAAAGCATCCAAGGCCAAGCCCAAGACCGCCAAGGCGAAAGCCAAAAAGTAAGTCATAACGTTTTTACCCTAGGCTCTCTGGTACAATTGCCAGAGAGCCTATTTTATTGCCCGGAGGGATTGCATGGAGAGCGTGAAACACCAAATCGAGTACAAACGGCTGGACGAAATCCGCCCCTATGACAATAACCCCCGGCGCAACGACGAGGCCGCAAAAGCCGTGGCCAACAGCATCAAAGAGTTCGGGTTCCAGTCCCCCATCATCGTGGACAGGGACGGCGTGATCATCGCCGGGCACACCCGGTACAAGGCCGCCCGGAGGCTCAAGCTGCAGGAAGTGCCGGTCATCGTTGCGGCAGAGCTCGACCCAGAAAAGGTCAAGGCCCTGCGCATCGCAGACAACTCCACCGGCGAAGTTGCCGAGTGGGACCTGCAGCTTCTGGTGCAGGAGCTGACCGGCATCGAATACGACATGACCGACTTCGGCCTGAACCTCCAGATCAAGATCGACGAGGAGGTCAAGGAGGACGACTTCACCGCAGAGCCCCCGGAGCAGCCCATCACCCAGCGGGGTGACATCTGGCTGCTGGGCGACCACCGGGTCATGTGCGGCGACAGCACCAGCCCGCAGGACGTGGAGCGGCTGATGGACGGCCAGCTGGCCGATCTGCTGCTCACCGACCCGCCCTATAACGTGAATTATCAGGGCTCGAATGGCAAGAAGATCGAGAACGACAACATGGCGGAGAGCCAGTTCCGGCAGTTCCTGCTTCAGGCATACAGCCGGGCCTTCGATGCCTGCCGCACCGGTGCCAGCGCGTACATCTTCCACGCAGACACGGAGGGTGAGGCCTTCCGTGCCATGTTCCGGGAGGCGGGCTGGGGTTTGCACGGGTGTCTGGTCTGGGTCAAGAACAGTCTTGTTCTCGGCCACAGCGACTACCAGTGGCAGCACGAGCCCTGCCTGTACGGCTGGAAGCCCGGCGCGAACCACTACTTCATCAACGACCGCAGCCAGACCACCGTCATTGACGATGCAAAGCCGGACGATCTGCGGCACATGAAGAAGGATCAGTTGCTGGACTGGGCCATCAAGGCGCAGGCGCTGCTGACGGAGAAGCCCAGCAGCGTGATCCGCTGCGACAAGCCGCCCCGCAACGCGGAGCACCCCACCATGAAGCCGGTGGTGCTGTGCGGCAGGCTGATCAAGAACAGCTCCCTGCCCGGGCAGACCGTGCTGGACCTGTTCGGCGGCAGCGGTTCTACGCTGATTGCTTGCGAGCAGCTGAGCCGGAAGTGCTACACCATGGAGTATGACCCACGCTATGTGGACGTGATCGTCCAGCGCTGGGAGGACTTCACCGGTGAAAAGGCCGTCCGCCTGAAATAACCATTCCCCGCCGGGGCAGGTTTTTACTCCTTTCCCGCCCCGGCATTTTTCATAGCCAAAACGGCACGCACACGGGTCATCCTCCGCCCGCAGGGCTCTGGAAGCAGAGCCGGTGCGTGCCGTTTTCTCATACGGAGGTGAAACCTTGGCACGAGAATCCCAAATCAGCAAGTGGAACAGCCCCAGTGGGCTGCTGCGATTGCAGCGGCTGGCGATGCACGGTCTGACGCAGGCGGAGATCTGCGAGCAGATCGGCGTGCCGGTGCGCACTTTCCGGCGCTGGTGCACGCAGGACCCGCGCATCAAGCAGGCCCTCAGCGTAGGTGCGGAGGCGGCGCTGGCCAGCGTGGAGAACGCCCTGTTCAAGAAAGCCCAGAGCGGCGATCTGGGCGCAATGTGCTTCTTTTTGAAAAACCGTGACCCCGAGCACTGGAGCGAGCACCCGGAGCTGAGAGGGTACGACGGAAAGGTGGTGTTTGTGGATGACATACCAAAGACGGCAGCCCCCAAACCTGCTGAAGCAGCAGCTGAAACTAAGCAGCCTGATCATCCCTGAATACTACGCCGCCCACACCGCCATCTGGTCGGGTGAGTACAACGAGTATCTGGGCGACGGAGGGCGCGGCTCTCTCAAATCGACGTTTGCCGCCACCGAGGTGGTGCTGCTGGTGATGCGGGTGCCGAACATCCACGCGGTCGTCCTGCGCAAGGTGGGCAACACCCTCGCCACCAGTGTCTGGCCGGAGTACAACCGCGTCATCGACCGCATGGGCATCCGGCATTTGTGGAAGCAGACCAAGAAGCCCTATACCCTGACCTATATCCCCACCGGGCAGACCATCCAGTTCTACGGTCTGGACGACCCCGGCAAGCTGAAATCCATCGCCGTACCGTTCGGCTACTTCGGCGTGATGCACTTTGAAGAGTTCGACCAGTACGACGGCCCCGAAGAGATACGAAACGTGGAGCAGTCGGTGTTCCGTGGCGGCCCCTTCAGCTTTTCCTTCAAGACCTTCAACTCCCCCGCCATGGCGCGGCATTGGGTCAACCGGTACAAGCGGGAGGCAAAGCCGAAGCAGTTCCGGCACCACACCACCTATCTGACCACCCCGCCCGAGTGGCTGGGCCCCCGCTTCTTCGATGACGCTGAGACCCTGAAGCAGCGTGACCCGGTGGCCTACGCCCACGAGTATCTGGGTGAGGTGGTGGGCTGCGGCACCGCCGTGTTTGAGAATCTGGAGCTGCGGCCCATCACCAGCGAGGAGATCGCCGGGTTTGACCGCCGCTATTACGGTCTGGACTTCGGCTGGTACCCCGACCCGAACCATTTCGGCGGCATGAGCTACGACCACGCCCGGCAGACCGTCTACATCTACGAGGAGCACCGGGCCCAGAAAGAGACCGATGCCCAGCTGGCAGAAGCAATCAACCGGCACCTCCACGATGAGATCATCGGCGACAGCGCGGCCAACCGGTCGATCGCTACACTGCGGGATCTGGGGTTCAGCCGCCTGCGTGGCTGCCGGAAGTACGCCGCCCACGGCGGCACATCCGTCACCGACGGCATGAAGTGGCTGCAGAGCCGCGCCAAGATCGTCATTGACCCCCAGCGCTGCCCATGGACGGCCCGAGAATTTTCAGAGTATGAGTACGCCCTCGACAAAAAGACCGGCGAAGTGATGCCGGGCTTTGTCGATGCGGCAAACCACAGCATCGACATGACCAGATACGCCCTTGAGGACGTCTGGCAAAAGAGAGGTGTACAGAACGCATGATAAACCACGCCGACATTGAGAACATCATCGGCTGCAAGACCCTTGTCACCAACCGGATGCAGCGGGCCATTGAGGACTGGTACGATGCAGCCATCAATGGCCTGCCGATGGACAAGAATCCGGAAACCCTGACCCTCGACCTGCCCGCGCTGATCTGCGCAGAGCTGGCACGGCTGACCACGCTGGAGCTGGAAGCCACGGTGGAGGGCAGCGACCGTGCCGACTGGATCAACGCCCGGCTGCAGCGGGTGCTCACGCCCCGCAGACGGCGCATCTTCACGGTGGCGCTGGCCCTTGGCAGCGGCATCTGGAAGCCCTACCAGAGCGGCAAAAAACTGGGTATTTCCTTCTGCAACGCGGCCCGGTACTTCCCCGTGGCCAACGACGTAGAGGGCAGCCTGACCGAGGGCGTGTTCATCGACAGCATTCAGGATGACGATAACTACTACCACCGCATGGAGTGGATGCACGTGCTGGAAAGCCGCGCAGATCTGCGGGATGAAGAGCTGGCGCAGCTGGAAGATTACGACCTTGCAGCGCCCACACAGTTCCCCTGCACCAAAGTAGTCAACCTGGCCTTCCGCAGCGCAACACAGGACAGTCTCGGCAGCCCGGAGGATCTGAGCATCCGCCCGGAGTGGGACGACATCCAGCCGGTGGCCTACCTGACCGGGCTGGAAAAGCTCCCGGTGGGTTACTTTGTGACACCCATCGTCAACAGCGTCGATCCGGACAGTGAGCTGGGCGCGGCTATGTTTGAACCCGCCCGCAAGCAGATCATCGATGCCGACGAACAGTACACACGGCTGGACTGGGAGTACGAGGGCGGAGAGCTGGCGGTAGACACGGATGAGAAATTTCTTAAGCCCAGCGCCACCGGGCAGCAGTTGTCCAAAGCACAGGCGCTTAGGGAATACGGCGTGCCGCCGGAAGCCATCGACAGCACGGCACCGCACCACAGAGAACGGCTGTTTCACGGCATCGATGTCAACACCGGTATCACCGACAGCACCCCGTTTTATCAGGTGTTTTCCCCTGCCCTGCGTGACGGCAGCTACCTATCCGGTCTGAACCAGTATCTGCGCAATGTGGAAAGCCACGCGGGCCTGAGCTTCGGTGTGCTGTCTCAGGTGGCAGACGTGGAAAAGACCGCCACCGAGATCGTCAACAGCAAGCAGAAGCTGTACTCCACGGTCTCCGACCTTCAGGCAGCACTGGAGGACGCTCTGCGCGGCCTGATCGATGCGCTGGACTACTGGGCAGATCACATCCCCGGCGCACCCGGCAAAGGCAAACTGAACATCTCCTTCAAGTGGGACGACAGCATCATCCTTGACCGCCTGTCCGAGATGGCCCAGTGGCAGCAGGAGGTCAGCATGGGCCTGCGTAGCAAGACCGAGTACCGGATGCACTTCTTTGGCGAGGACGAAGAGACTGCTACACGGGCAGTGCAGGCCATCCAGCAGGAGGCTGGGGCCAATGACATCCTGAAGGGAGTGATCGACAATGGCGACGGCTAAAACGAAATTCGCCCGGATGAAGCAGACCGCGGAACGGCTGGACTGGCTGATGGCGAACGCGCGCATCCTGCGCAGCCCTGCGCTGTGGGAGAAATACTACGAAGCTCTGCGCGTCGTCCGGCTGCTGGGCTTTGAGGTCACGGTGGAGGGCGGCCGCTACCACCGGGTAACGCCATGCTGACCCCGGACGAAGTTAACGGCTACGCTGGGCTTATGGCGGCCCCGTGGGACGAGCTGAACGAACGTATCCTGCGGGACATGGTGCGCCGGATCGTCAAGGCAGGCAAGATCACCTCCACAGCGGAGTGGCAGAGCTTCCGGGCGCAAGCGCTGGGCGCGAGCCGGGCATACCTTCTGCGGCAGATGCAGGCCATTGTGCAGGAGCTGGGGCCCCAGGAAGCCGCTGTGTTTGCCCAGGCAATAAAACAGGCATACACCAAGGACGTGCTGGATGCAGCCGCAGCAGGCCGCGCTCTGGCCCCTCTGGGCGAGAGTGAGGAAGCGCAGCAGCTGCTGGAAAGCGGCTACCGGCGCACCATGAACACCCTGTACAACCTGACCCAGAGCCGCGCTGTGATGGGCAACCAGAACATGGTGGAGACCACTCAGCGGCAGCTGGCGTATTATCTGGACATGGCCCACATGGATGCCGCCAGCGGCGCGTTCAGCTCCGACGATGCAGCACGGCGAGCGCTGAATGCTTTAGCAGCAAAAGGTGTGGGGGCTATCACCTACCCCAGCGGCCACGTGGACACGCTGGACGTAGTGGTGCTGCGAGCTACCCGCACCGGCATCAACCAGACTGCCGGAGAGATCACCCGCCACAACGCAGACGCACTGGAATGCGATCTGATGGAGCTGGATGCCCACGTGGGTGCCCGCACCGGCGACGGCGGGCAGGACCTGACCAACCACAGCTGGTGGCAGGGCCAGATCGTCAGCCGCAGCGGCCGGCACGGCTATCTCTCGCTGGACGATATCGGCTACGGCGACGTGCGCGGCTTCATGGGGGCCAACTGTGCCCATAACTGGGCAATGTACTGGGAGGGCGCAAGTGTTCGCAGCTACACCCCCGAACGGCTGGCTGCGATCAATGCGGCTACCGTAACCTACAACGGTAAGGATATTGACCGGTACAAGGCCACCCAGATGCAGCGCGCCCAGGAGCGGCAGATCAGGGCCGACAAGCGGGCGTTTCTTGTGGCGAAGGAAAGCGGCCAGAAGGATGCCGAAAAGGCCGCAGCGGCAAAGCTGGCGGCCTCTCGTGCAAAGATGAAAGACTTCCTCAGTCAGACCGGGCTGCAGCAGTACCAGCTGCGGGAGAGCGTGCCCGGCTTTGGCCGCAGCGAAGCGGCCAGCGCAGCCGCGCAGGCACGAAAATGAGTGTGCTGGACTTCTTGAAAAGGCCGTGCTATAATTCAGGCCAGAATAAAGGAGGTTTCACACTATGAAGATCAAGAATCGAATCCGGGCGGGCATTGTGCTGCTCGCCCTCGCACTCGGCTTGACCGCCTGCGGCGGCAGCTCTTCCAGCACCGCCAGTAGCGCAGCATCCAGCGCGCCGGCCAGTTCCGTGAGCGAGAGCGTCAGCGCCGAGCCGGAAAGCACCAGTGCTGCACCGGAGAGCGCAGTCAACACCGAAGCTTCGCCTTTGGACGGCATCAAGTTCTCGGTAAGCAAGGTGCGCAACGATAACACCGGCAACTGGCGTATTTCGCTGATTGCAGAGAACATCGACATGAGCGAGTATGCGCTGGACTACTACAAGCAGTATTTCACCGACGACAGCGAGATCCACTTTATTGTGAACTTCAACTACAACACCACCACGAAGATCATGAACATGGGCGGGCAACTGGATGTAACCGTGCAGGACTACGTCCCCAAAGAGGAGCATGACGCAAATACTCTGGGTAGCGGCACCGTTCTGGCCGAGTATTTTGTGGACAAGGAAACTGGCGAAGTTGAAAAGATCGGCTGACAAATAAGCAAAGCAAAAGCCCTGAAGGAATGCACCTTCAGGGCTTTTCTTGTTGGGTCAATTCACCGGAACATATCAACAACATATTCAACTGCGGCTTTCGCTTCCGGGGTGAGCGGTCGGGTACACCACCCACGGTCATAATAAGCAACCTCCTGCCAGTAACGCACATCGCCCGGCGGCAGTTGACTGACCCAGAGCTTCAGGATCCTGCCGCCGTCGATACCAAACTCGCTGTGCTTCTCGCAGACCTTGGCCTGCCACCGAATCTCCGAGCCGTTCAGCTCGAGGCTATCCTCGTGCCAAAGCTGGCTGTCCACGCACATTTCCGTTCGGAATCCCCGCATCACTGATCACCTCCATCATAGTCCACCACATAGCCGTTGTACACGAAGTTCTCTGCCGCCATGGCAGCGTCGAGGACCCGGTTTGCATACTCGGCAGCCTCCTCCGGGCTCTTGAGGCCGAGGGAGGCCCACTGGACACCCAGCCGAACCGGTGCGCCCTGCTGGGCAAAGTTACGGTCGAAAATCCGAATGCCGTCCCACTTGGTGAACTGCGCCTGAAGCGCGCCCAGCGCCTCGTTGTACACCTTCCAGTTGACCTTCTTCATAGATTAGCCCTCCTTCACCAATTCGTAATGCTTGATGCTACCGTCTACAAATCTCCGGCCCTGCAGGATCTCCACGCTCTGGAGCAGAAACTCGAGGTGGGCCATATCGATAGCCCCGCAGGAGCCGGGGTCGCGGAGCAGCTGCTCTGCCAACGCGTCCTGCATCTTGACGGTGTAGCAGGTCTCACCGACGATCTTCTCGCCATTCTCGATCTCCGCGGTGTCATAAGTGATGTTCAGCTTCTTCATGATCACTATTCTCCTTTCGCAGCAGCATTGCGGATTGCCCGCTCTTCGTTCTCCTGATCCAGCGCCTGCGCAAAAGCATCCAGCGCGCTGGCCCTCGTGATCGGCCCGAACTCCTTCACAAAATAGGCGAAGGTGCGGTCGTCCCAGCACTCGACGTAGCCGTCGCCGCCCTTACCGTAGTTCTCGCGGGCCAGAGCCATGAACTGGTCGAAGGTCAGCGCCGGAGGGTTCGGCTCGGTGTCCAGAGGGACGACCCTCGCATAGGGGTGTCCCCTGCGAATGACCTGCGTCAGTTCGGTGTCAGCCGCTGCCCGTTCAGCCCGGCAGCCGTAGACCTTCAAGGTGCCGTCGTCCTTCTCTTCGAGGATCGCCCAGTTGTAGGTGTGCGTCTTGCTGGTGCGCACCAGCTGGCCTTTGTAATAGAATTTCATGGTTCAGTCCTCCTTCAGCTCGCGCAGCAACCTTTCCAGCGCTGCGATATGATCCTCATAATACAGACCGCCGCGGCGGGAGCCGCAGTAGCGGGAATAAGAAATCTTCCAGCGGCGAATCTGCTCCTTGCAGGCAGCCACCGGATCGGCGGCGGTCTTGATCTCTTCGATGCTCAGATCACGCATGGTTCAGTCCTCCTTGTTGGTGTACTCGTCGGTGTCACGGCTGGATTCGCCCATCAGAAACGCCCGATGCTTGCCCTTGTCGTCCCTGACCCAGTCACCGCCCAGAACGGTGAGGGTGAAGATCATCCCTTGGTACTGACCCTCGGCGCACACCCGGGTCGGCTCCGGCAGGTCCTCCCGGTGCATGACGCACCACTGAGAGTCCATACTGAACGCCAGCATCCCCAGATGGCCGCGCAGTTCCTTCTTCTTCATGGTTTAGTCCTCCTTGACCAGCTGCAGCATCTTAAACACGCGGTCCCACTGCTCCTGCGAAAGGGTACCGCCATTGTTCACCACTGCTTCGGCCGCGTTGATTTCCAGCCGCATCTCGGTCTTGCTCATCTCGTTCGGATTTGCCATTTTTCGTTTTCCTCCGTTATTTTTTATCCAGAAACCCTTCCGATGGCTGTATGTTACCTCTGCGCAAGCACAAAGTCAAGTTGTTTTTGATTTATTTTTTAATTTCTTTTTGTTGTTGACTTTTGCCATGGCAAGTCATATCCTTGTGGCAGGAAGGAGTGACCCAAAATGACCACATCATCCAGAGTGAAAGCCCTGCTGGAACTGACCAGCACCGACCAAAGCACTTTTGCCGCAGCGTTCGGCATGACCACCCCGCAGGCCATGAGTAACAAGCTGCGTAGGGACAGCTGGTCGGCAAAAGACCTCGCCAAGGCTGCCGTCCTCTGCGGCGCAAGGCTGGCATTCATCCTCCCGGATGGCTCCCAGCTTATCCTCGCCCCGGACGAGAAGTGACCGCTACACCACAAAACACCCCGCGCTGAAGAGGACAAACCTCCCGGCACGGAGCGTTTTGCTTGCATACAGTTGCAACAGAAATCCTGTCAGTTGCAACAAAAGGTTGCATACAAAGTTTGTAGACACGAAAAAGTGAGTGTTCATGCGGGTTTTTGGGCAAAACATACAGAGACATACTCAAACTCTTATCCTGACCCTTATCAGAAGAAAAGAAGAGTATACATGCGTGAGAACGCGCTTGATGCCCGCACGCGTAGGGTTTATAGGGATTTTGGTATGCTTTGTTTCAGGTATGCAGCGCTCAAGTCATAACGTTTTTGCCCGCCGGAGTGTGATACGATAGCACCAGATTACACCACGCACCCGGTGTCAGAGAGGTGCAAGGGCCCGCGCACAGCAACGCGACAACAATGCTGTAGGCCCAATGGGAGGTAGACCATGAAACGTGAGGATTTGAAAGCCATCGAGGGCCTGACCGAAGAGCAGATCAACGCAGTGATGCGGCTGCACGGTCTAGACGCAGCCGCCCATCAGGCCACTGTACAGGGCCTGCAGGCGCAGCTGGCCACTGCACAGCAGGGTCTGGCGGCCTTCGACGGCGTGGACGTCAACGATCTGCGCAGTCAGATCACCAACCTGACCAATCAGCTGAGCCAGCAGGCTGCAGAGTTCGCCTTCAACGGTGTGCTGCGCGCTGCGGCCCACGAGGCCGGTGCTTTGGACGAGAACGATGCTATCGCATTGCTGCCGAACAGAGCTACACTGCGCGAGAGCAAGAATCAGGCCGAGGATGTCAAGCAGGCATTCGCTGACCTCAAATCCCGCAAGCCGTACCTGTTCCAGCAGGGTGCCCCCGCCCCGCAGGACGGCGCAGGCCCGCAGCCGGGCGCTGAGCCGCAGGAGCCTACTAACCCGATCATCGTCCCGAAGCCCCGCAGCCAGGGCGGCAATGCACAACCCACCCTGCAGGAGTTTCTCCAGATGACCGGTGCCGAGCGCATGGCCCTGCGCACCCGCAATCCGGCACTTTTCCAGCAGCTCTCTGCTTTGGTGAGAGCTGCACGACACTAACGAGGTAACTGAACTATGCCTATTCCCGGCACTTTTGGTGGTTTTCCGTTTGACCCCGAGGTCTATCAGGGCTTCGTGGATCAGGAGGCCACCTTCTCCGATTCCATCCTTGCCTCCGGTATTCTGGCAAGCGACCAGAGTCTGGCCACTTCTCTGGATAACGGTAGCCCGATGGGCGCCATCCGTTTCTATAACCCGCTGGACCCTGACACCGACGCCCCGCTGGTCCGTGATGGCACCAATGATAACGTGCCCACCGAGATCTCCGGCGGCAAGCAGTCCTGGATCCGCATCGACCGCATGAAGGCATGGAAGGCCACCGAGCTGACCCGTGAGCTGACTGCCGCCGACCCTATGGCCGCTGTTGCCCGCAACACCGGACGCTACTGGCGCATGTACAAGCAGAGCCTGCTGGTCAAGCTGGTGGATTCCGTCCTGGGCCTGTCCGGGCTGGCGAACCATACCCTGACCGTCAAGACCGGCGGCGTCACCGCCAACCAGCTGATCGATGTGCAGCAGTCCGCCCTGGGCGATTTCTCCGGAAAGTTCGGTCTGCTGGTGGTGCACTCCAAGATTCTGGCCGAATACAAGAAGCTGGGCCTGCTGAACTACAACAAGTACGTAATCACCAACGTGCTGCAGAAGGAAGTCAGCCTGCCCACCATCAACGGTCTGGTTGTGGTCGAGAATGACCGCGGCACCGACGACGGCACCAACTACAACAGCTTCCTGCTGGGCCAGGGTTCCGTCCTGACTGCCGATCCTAAAGTCATCACCCCGGACTACACCGAGTATGACGCGGCCAAGGCAGGCGGCACCGATATCCTGTACAATAACCGCTCCTTCATCCTGCACCCGAACGGCGTCTCCTTTGACGGCGATAAGATCAACAAGCCCACCCCGACGGATGACGAGTTCACCAACAAGGCAAACTGGGCGCTGAAGTTCGACCACAAGAACGTGCGCATGGGCAAGATCACCATCCCCAAGGCAAACTTTGCCGAGGAGTAACCTATGGACAGCTGGCTGACCTACCCTGAGTACCTCGCGCAGCACCCCGGATCTGCGCTGACCGAGGCAGAGTTCACCCCGCGGGCGGTGGACGCAGCATTCTTCATCGAGAGCGCCACACGCTGGTGCGCCAGCCTTGCCAAAGAGCCCGAACAGCTGGCGCTTCTGGCACAGTGTCAGGCCCGGCTGGTGGCCCTCTCCGAAGAGGTCAGCGCCAGCTGGGACGGTGTGACCAGCGTGAGCAATCACGGCTACACCGAGAGCTATGCCAGCGGCATGGATATGCAGGCGTATCTGGGCAAACGGCAGAGCCAGATCGTGCACGAGGTGCTCTCTGCTCCGTCTACCCGGTGGATGCTGTATCAGGGCGGCGTGTATCACCCGCCCCGCAGACGCTGAGAGGAGGCCCGCCATGCGCAAACCTCTTCTCGCAACAAAGAGTGTCACGCTGGTGCATTGCATCCGGCAGGGCACTGGCAGCACCAGCTACACCACGGTGCTGTCTGGCGTGAGCTGCCGCGAGGTGGCCGCAGCCGGTACCGGCGCACAGTCCGGTGCAGGCTCCGGCTTTGCCCCGAAAAGCAGCTCCGAGATCTGCATTTTTCCGGGCCACTCCACAGCAGCCCCGCAGAGCACAGCAGAACCGCCGCTGGACGCGGCAAGCACCTTTCTCGACCCTGCCGCCTTCAAGGCCGCAGACGAAGCCGCAAGGGCCCGTCACTGGACGCTGGCCCCGGAGGATAAGGTGACACTGCCTAGCGGGCACGTCGGCACCGTCACCAGCGTACAGGATAACCGGGACGGGCGCTGCCCGCACTGGTACGTGGAGGTGACAGGATGAGCGGCCCGATCAACCTCGGCATCCACTGGGACCCGAATTTCCAGCACCGCACCGAGGCAGGCTTTCAGCGCCTGCAGAAGGAAGCGGACGGCGAGTTCATCCGGCTGGTCACGCCCTATGTTCCGGTACGCACTGGAGCGCTGCGAGGCAGCGCCAAGGACAGCACGGTGCTGGGCAGTGGCTTGATCCGGCACACCACGCCCTACGCAGCCGTGCAGTACTACCGTCTGCCCTGTGGGCAGGGTGTCCGAGAGGACGGCTGCGGGCCTCATTGGGGCGAGCGCTGCGTAGACGACCACAAAGAGGACTTTATCCAGTTTGTCAAGACCCGTGCTAAGGAGGTCAACAAATGAGCCAGACCGCAGACATCAAAGCCATGCTGGACTGGCTGGCCTCTTGCCCGCTGGCAACGACGCTCAACAACGGGGATGTTGTGTTCTCCATCGAATATCTGGGTGCCGACACCGGGCAGATGCAGTTCTCACTGGAAGCTACACCCACGGCAATGGTGCTGGAGCAGTTCTTCCTCGGCAGCCGCCGGGCGAAGAACTATGTTCTGGCATCCCGCATGGTCTACTCGCCCGAGGTCGTCCAGCAGGCCGCAAACAGCGCGTTCTGGGATGAATTTGCCGAGTGGGTAGAGAAACAGTCCGGACGGCGGAACCTTCCGGCGCTGTCTGACGGCAAAAAGGCCGAAAAGGTGGTCTGCCTGTCCCCCGGATACATCATGAGCCAGGATGCCAGCAGCTGCCGCTTCCAGATTCAACTTCAACTCCAGTACTACCAGAAAGGGAGATAATCTATGACTGTTGCCGAAACTCTGGCCGCGCTCAAGTCCGAGAAGGACATCGAGCCCAGCGCCGACTATGCAGGCGAGGAGAACACCGACGACTTCATCCTCGCCATTCAGACTGATAAAACCAAGCAGACCAAAGAATCCGCATGGATCGTCTGCGCCGACCACGTGAAGGAACACTCCGGCTCCCTGAATGCTTCCACCACGGACGAGGCGTTCATCCGCACCGGTACCGTCACCACCAAGACCGGCACCCAGCGCACCCTTGCTGTCAACGGCAACCGCTGCGTAGGCGACGCGTTTCAGGATTTTGTGCTGAGCCACAAAATCAAGTACGGCACCGGTAAGGACGTGATCGTACCCTACGTTTACTTCAGCGTCCGCACCGGTAAGGGCGAGACGGGCAATGCTTCTCTGGTCGTCACCAGCGACGTGGGCGGCTCCGCAAACGCCCCCGCCACCTTTGCGGTGGACGTTAAGGCCGTCGGCACGCCCAAGGACTTTAACTACCTGACCGACGTCACCGCGTAACATAAAACCAATATCGCCCCTGTCACCTCTGGCAGGGGCGCATTTTATAGGAGGTACAGATACATGATCATCTGTGGACAGGAATTTGAATTTTCGGCGCTGAACGCCAACGACCTCGACCGTATGGACGCGGCGCAGCAGCACATGCAGGCGGCTTCTGACCGCGAGAGCAAGCGCGCGCATACGGGCACCGCCGACATCCTGCGCGGCCAGTGCCGCCTTATGATGGGCTACTTCGACGAGTTGCTGGGCGAGGGCGCATCAGAACGTCTGGGCCTGGACGGAAACAACTTTGGTGCCTGTGTCCGTGTGACGAACGCCATCAAGGAAGCCATCGCCGCAGAGCAGGCCACCGTAAAGCAGGCGGCTGCAATGCCCATGAACCGCGAGCAGCGCCGTGCCGTTGCTAAACAGAAAAAGACCGTCCCCTACAAGGTCATTTCTACGCCCAAGACTACAACCGAGGACACCTTCATCCGTGGTCAGACTGAGGTCTCTTACGGTGGTGAGCCCGACGTGGTGGTTCCCGCTCTGACCGACGAGCAGAAAACCGAGCAGCTGATCGATGCCCGGCAGGCCGTAGACGCTCTGCGGGACGATCCTGATGCCATGCAGCAGCTGGCGGCATACGCACTGCAGATCGCCGCAGAGCGCCATGTCTGATCTGCTGCTGGACGAGTTGCCCACCCGGTGGCACGGACACGAGATCGTCCCGGATTTCCGGCCCATGGTCTGGCTGGTCAACTCCTATGTCCGGGGCAGTGTTAACACTGACCCGGTGGGCTTTGCCCGGAGCGCCCTCTGGCGTTTTTACAAAGACCCACACTGCTTTCTGACGGACGACCAGATGCTCTTTGACGGGTACCGGCACCTGCTGGAATTTTATCAGGCGGGTGAAAAGGCGGCATCCGGCGGTGACACCTCCGGTGAATCGGAAGCACCAGCTACACTGCCCTTTGATTACCAGTGCGACGCGCCGTACATTGTGGCCGCGTTCCAGCGGCTGTACGGCATCGACCTGACGACCGAGCACGTCCACTGGTTCCGCTTCCGGGCGCTGCTGCGGGGCGTGATCGGCGAGGACTGCATGTTCAGCCGCATCATCGACTGGCGCACCGCAGACCTTTCCGACATGGACCCGGAGAAGCGCCGCATCTACGAAGAGCAGCGGGAACGCTTTGCCCTGCCCGCTGAGCTGAGAGGGGGTGCAGCACGTGCGCAGACCGTCGAAGAGCACAATGCAAGCTTCATTGCCCGTTTCCGTGGCCGCTGAACGCGCTCCCATCCCCTGCCCGCACTGCGGCAGACCGCTGCCGGTATGGGCAGAACCACACGCCGCAGCTGTCGGCGTGTGGGTAAAGTGCAAAAATCCCGCCTGTAAGCGGGAAATCGAGATAAAACTTTAAGCCTGTGCCCTTGTGCCCGCGCTCACGACTGAGAGGTGGACACACGTGGCAGATTACAGCATTACCGGCGATACCAAGCTGGACACCAGCGGCTTTACCAAAGGCGTATCCAGCATGACGGTTGCCGCTGGTAATCTGATTTCCGACCTGACCAAGACCGCCGCCACCAAGCTGGCGGGCCTGGCAAAATCCTCGGTCAGCGTCGGCATGAATTTTGATGCGTCCATGTCCCAGGTAGCCGCCACCATGGGTACCACGGTGGATCAGATCGACAATCTGACCAAGGTCGCCAAAGAGATGGGCAGCACCACCAAGTTCACCGCTACACAGGCAGCGGATGCTCTGAACTATCTGGCGCTGGCGGGCTATGACGCAAATAAAGCCGCCGAGGTGCTGCCCAGCGTGCTGAATCTGGCTGCGGCAGGCGGCATGGATCTGGCCTATGCGTCCGATCTCGTCACCGATGCTATGGCCTCGCTGAATATCGAAGCCAACAAGCAGAACGTGGACGACTTCGGCAACAAGCTGGCCATGGCGGCCAGCAAGGCCAATGCCAACGTTTCACAGCTGGGTGAAGCCATCCTGACCGTGGGCGGCACCGCAGCCAATCTGAAGGGCGGCACAACCGAGCTGACCACCGCTCTGGGTCTGCTGGCAAACGTGGGCATCAAGGGCGCGGAGGGCGGTACCCATCTGCGCAACATCATCCTGTCGCTGCAGTCCCCCACCGACGAAGCAGCCAAAAAGATGCAGAAGCTGGGCCTGCAAGTCTACGATTCGCAGGGCAAAATGCGCGGGCTGAACGACATTTTGAGCGACCTGAACAGTGCCATGAATGGCATGACGCAGGGCCAGAAGGACAGCATCATCAACCAGCTGTTCAACAAGACCGACCTCGCCGCCGTCAACGGCCTGCTGGCGGCGCAGGGTGATCAGTGGAACACCTTGGCCGCCCAGATTGATAACGCCGACGGTGCCATGGGGCAGATGGCTGAAACTCAGATCGACAATCTGCAGGGCGCTATGACCATCATGTCCTCGGCGTTCGAGGGGATGCAGCTGGCCGTCTATGATGAGCTGGAACCCACCCTGACTGAAGCAGTCAAGTGGGGCACAGACTGTCTCACCCAGCTGACCACCGCCCTGTCTGAGGGTGGCCCCGAAGCTATGCTGGCCGCTGCCGGTGAGATCATCTCCGATCTAGCGGCAGGCATTGCCGAGCAGCTGCCCGGGCTGATGACCACCGGCGTGGAGATCATCACCCAGCTGGCCCAGAACCTGACCGACACGATGCCTGCCATGCTGGACACCGGTGCTGAGGTGCTGGCAGCCCTCGCGCAAGGCATCATCAATGCCACTCCCGCCCTGCTCACCAGCGCCACCGAGATCATTGCCGAGTTTATGCTTTATCTCGGCGACCATGCAGACGAGATCATGGACACCGGTATGCAGCTGCTGGAGAGCCTCGTCATCGGCATCACCGATAACCTGCCCCAGCTCATCACGGCGGCAGCTGCCCTGATCGCCAAATGGGCAGCTGCCCTGATCGCCCATCTGCCGGACATCCTCAAGTGCGGTGCAGCTATGCTGACCACGCTGGTGGACGGTATTGTCTGCAGTCTTGAGAATCTGGCGGAGGCCGCCCTCGCCTGCGTAGCAAAGCTGGTGGGCGTGTGGGACGGCAGCATGGACGAGTGGGGCCATATTGGCGAGAACATCGTCAGCGGCCTGCTGAACGGTATCAAGGGCGCATGGAACAGCCTGACCAAGTGGGTCAGCAACGGCATCAACGGCCTTGTCTCCGGGGTCAAGGGGCGGCTGGGCATCCACTCCCCGTCCAAAGTCTTTGACGAGATCGGCGTGCAGGTTTGCAACGGTCTGGCTCAGGGTCTCAATCGTGGAAATAAGAAGGTCAAGGACGCAGCCAAGACCGTGGTCGCGTCCGTAACCGACAGCGCCACCACCCTCACCAATGGCGTGGCCAAGACCGTGGAGACCGTCACGGAACGGATGGCGAACGGTGCTACACAGCAGAAACAGACCATCACCGAGACTTCCCGGCAGATGGTGGGCGGTGTGCTGAAGGACGTTAAGACCATCACAGAGGTGGCTGCGGACGGCACCAAGACCGTCAAGCAGACCATGGAGACGGTGCGCGAGACCGCCAAGACGGTCACTTCCACCTTTGAGACGCTGGCAGACGGGGTCAAGACCACCACCCAGACCGTCACCGAGACCCTGACCGACGGCACCGAGACCCAGAAGCAGGTCATCACCGAGGTCTACGACGACGTGGTGGACGGTGCCCTCGTGACCATCGAGCGGGTCAAGACCGTCGCCGCCGACGGCACCGTGCAGGTGGCCGAGCAGATCAAAAAGTCCAGCGCGGACACCTTCGACGGCCTGTGGAAGGAGCTGCAGACCGAAGCAGATACCGGCATCCTGGGCACCTTCGATGACCTGTACACCGCCGTCAAGAATCAGGACTGGCTCTCCGTCGGCAAGTGGGTCGCAAGCACCATCTACAGCGGCCTGACCGCCGACCAGAAAAAGCAGGTCAATGATTTTGCCCTTGGCATCGTGACTAAGCTCAACAAAGCGCTGGGCGGTGCCCGCGATCAGCTGGTGCAGGGAGCTATCGACCTTGGCGGGCAGATCGTGCACGGCCTGACCGGCGGCTTCTCTGAGGTCTGGCAGCAGGCGCAGGGCCTTGGTTCCACCCTCGTGTCGGTCTTTCAGGGTCTGCAGGGGCCGCTGAGCACGGCGGCTCTCGCCATCAGTCAGGGCCTGAGCGGCGGTCTGCTGTCCAGCTTCCCCGCCATTTTTGCGGGCGTAGCTTCCCTGATCGGCGCGGTCGGTGCAGCCTTTGAAGGCCTGCTGACCGCGATCTCCGCCGCGCTGAGCGCTACCGTTTTCGGCATCCCGATGGGCCTGATCGTGGCAGCGGCAGCGGTCGCGCTGGGCGTTGCCATTGCGGCCATCGTGGGCAGCATGGGCGGCTCCAAAAAGAACGTAAGCCACGGCGGCGGTTCCTCTGGCGGCGGTTCGTCCGGCTCCGGCGGCATGGGCAGCGTGGATATCACCACCGGCACCGGCAGTCTGGAAGATGCCATCAACGCCAACACCAAGGCGCTGGAAAAGACCAACTCTGCCCTTGCCGATATGATCCGGCAGGCGGGAGCGCTGGTGCTTTCCGACAACATGCGTCTGGGCAGCACCGTGGCAGCGTCTGGCACCGCACAGGTGGTGTCTGCTGCCAACAGCTACCACCGCGAGGGTGATACCAACATCACCCAGAACATTTACAGCAAGGCCCAGACGGCGGCAGACCTCCAGCGGGAAGCCCGCTGGGAAGCCGACAAGGCCAAGGCCCGCAAACGATGAAAGGAGGACACTGTGTTATTTAAGGACCATCTCAAGATCGTGACTGATGCCGGTGCCGTCCTGCATCTGGGCTGGGACTACGATACACCTTACGCTCTCGACCCGCTCAACGGCATCGACGTGGACTTGAAAACCGCGCAGGGTGTCGGTCAGGTGGGCGACACCGTGGAGGGTCAGAGCGTCTCCGGCGTGTCCCGCACCCTGTCGGTCGTGTTCTGGGGCAGGGATGCGTTGACCCGTGCAAGAGCTTTTACCAAAAAGCTGCCCTACTTCACCAAGGGTACCCTGTACTTTGGCGACCACTACTTCACCCGCTTCGTGCTGCAAAAACTGCCTTATTTTTCCAGCTACACGCCGGACCCGCGCTGTGAGCTGATGCTCTACAGCGAGAAACCCTATTGGTACGATCTGAACGCCGTCAGCAGCGTGCTGGGCGGGTATGAGAAAGCGTTCCGGTTCCCCGTCTGCTATGACCGCCACATCTACGGCATCAAACGGGACGGCACGGCGGCAGTGCTGCGCAACGAGGGCAGCCTTCCGGTGCCCTTCACGGCCACCCTGCGGTGCGACATGCCGGTGACACATCCCAAGGTGGTGGACCTGCAGACCGGGGCCTTCATCGGCTTTGACCTGACCCTGCAGCCGGACGAGACGCTGGAGATCTACCGCAGCACATCCGACCGGCTGGCCTGCACCCTGACCCGGGCAGGCGTGACCGAGAACATCTTCTCCAAGCTGGACGAGGACAGCACCCTCACCGAGCTGCAGCCCGGCGATAACGTGCTGAGTATGCAGGCCGAGAACGGCTCCGGCTACCTGCAGGCATCCGTGAGCTTTTACCCGATGGAGGCGGGCATCCTGCCCGAACCGCTATGAAACTGGACGTTTTGGACGCAGACACCCTTGCCCGCGTGGGCTGGGTGGACGTGTGGGTGTCCTTCTACTGGGACAGCCCCTATTACTCTGAGGGCAGCTTCACGCTGGAGGTGCGCCCCACCGCCGAGAACCTGCAGCTTTTGCAGGAGGGCCGGTGGCTGGTGCGCAGCGACGAGAACCCCCGCATCCCCATGCGCATCTGCGCCCGCGCCAACCAGAACGAGGACGCGAACCTTGTGGTGTCCGGCTACCCGGCCACGTGGCTGCTGACCAAGCGGGTGTCTGCGGTGAGCATCAAGAACCAGAACGCCGAAGCCGCCATGCGCAGCCTTGTGAGCGCCGCAAAGCCGTGGCCCCGCCTTGAGCTGGGCACCGAGTACGGCTTTGACACCACCTTTGAAAAGCAGACCTCCGGCGGCACGGTGTTCGACTACTGCAAGACCATCGGGCAGGCCTGTGATCTGGGGTTCCGCATCGTGCTGGACGGCAAGGGCAGCAGCAAGCGCCTGCTGTTCGAGTGCTTCCGCCCCACCTTCGACCCGAACCGCAGATACAGCCCCCAGTGGGGCAATCTGCTGAATGCCGGGTGGAGCTTTGCCGACACCGACTACGCCAACGTAGCCCTCGTGCAGGGCGCTGGCGAAGGTGACGAGCGCGCCACCGTCTGGGTGGGCGATGTGAACGCTACCGGCTCCGACCGGCGGGAAATGTACGTCGATGCCCGTGACGTGCAGCCGGAGGACGGCGAGACCAGCACCAGCCAGAGCTATCTGGAAAAGCTGGCCGACCGGGGCGGCGAAAAACTGCTGGGCCAGCTGCGCACCGGCAGCATCGAGTTCGACGTGGACGATGATACCCTGCAGGTGGGCGACGTGTTGAGCGCCAGCCTGCCGCAGCTGGGCTACACCGCCATGGTGCGGGTAGCCGACATCATCACCCAGAGCGAGGACAGCGGCACCACCCGCACAATCCGGCTGGGCACGCCCAGCTGGCACAAGACCTGAAAGGAGGACTTTATGGCTGATATCATTACTTACCCCGAAAACGGCATTACCTACGATGCCGACGACGCTTCGGGTTACCTCGCCACCCGCCTGAGCGGCGTGTACAGCGCCGAGGAGGATTTCTCCGTCACAGCACAGGGCGGCCTGAGCGTGCAGGTGAGCGCCGGTCAGGCATGGGTGCGCCCGGCGCGGTTCAAGGGCCGCAGTATCATCATGGAGCAGCCCACCACCGTGGCGCTCACCGCAGCGGACCCTGTGCGCAGCCGCATTGACCGCATCGTGCTGCGCTACGATGCCGCCGCCAAAAAGACCAGTCTGCTGGTGCTGGAAGGTGTCCCGGATTCTGCCGGGCCTGCTGCTCCGGCCATCACCCGCACCGAGCTGATCTACGACCTCTGCCTTGCCGAGATCAAGCGCCCTGCAGGCTCCACCGCCGTTACCGTCGCCGACATCACCGACACCCGCGCAGATGAGACCGTCTGCGGCGTGATGCGGGACGGTGTGCATGGCATCCCCACCGGCACTTTGGTGCAGCAGTTTCGAGCTGTCATTGACGCACTGAAAGGGGAAGCCGCCGATAAGCTTGGCTACTACCCCGTGGGCTGCGTCTACCAGAGCACCGACCCCACCAGCCCTGCCGCCCTGTTTGGCGGCACATGGGAGCAGATCGCATCGGAGCGCGTGCTGATGGGTGCCAGCAGCGCCCACGCAGCGGGCACCACCGTGGAGGCCGGACTGCCGAACATCACGGGTACGGCCAATGGCGGCGTGTTGTCCATGTCCACTCCAAGTAGTGATGGGGCTTTTGGAGGTAAATATTATAATACTACTACCAGGCACGGCGGTGGAGACAAGGGTGATTGGTTTAGCACTTATGACCGCACTTTTGATGCTTCTAAGTCCAATGCGATCTACGGCGCAAGCAACACCGTGCAGCCTGCCGCCTACTATGTTTACATCTGGCACCGCGTGGCATGAGAAAGGAGGTTTTGAACCATGAAGATCATTGACGAAACCGGCGCGGTCGTGGAAAACCCCGACCTGACACTGGGCTACCTGACCGGCAGCACCGAAGAGATCACCCACCCCGCCGTAGAGGGCGTGGAGGAGCAGTGGCACTGGGAGACCGTGACCGAGTATCCCGGCGGCGGCAGGGACGTGCAGAAGATCGTTGACCGTCCCGGCGTTCAGGCGCAGGAGGAATGGGTGGAGAAAGTGCCCATCCAGAAATACATCCGCTACACCGCCGAAGAGCTGGCCGCGCAGGAAGAAGCGCGCAAGAAACAGGAAGCAAAGGACAAGCTGCCGGAGACGGTGGCGGCACTGCAGGCCGCTCTGGCCGATGCCGACGAGATGAACGTGGATCAGGCTTATCGCCTGACCCTTCTGGAGTTGAATGGCAGCAGCTGGTGGATGCCGTGCACACTGACGCCACCGCCGCAGAGCAGGCCAAGGCCGATGCACAGACGGCAGCACAGCAGGCTGCCACCAGTGCAGGCAATGCAGACCAGAGCGCTCAGGAAGCTGCTGACAGCCTGCAGGAGCTGAAGAACGGCATTGCAAGCGGTGACTTCAAAGGCGAGAAAGGCGACAAGAGCGACACTGGCCCCATCGGCCCGGTCGGCCCGCAGGGTGAGCAAGGCCCTCAAGGCCCCACAGGCGCTACGGGTGCCACTGGCCCACAGGGCGAGACTGGGCCGCAAGGCAAGCAGGGCCCGCAGGGCATTCAAGGCGAGCGTGGCCCGCAGGGTGCACAGGGGCCGCAAGGTGAAAAGGGTGACACCGGCCCTCAAGGCCCTAAAGGAGAGACCGGCCCTGCCGTAGCACTGGACACCACCCTCACCCATGAGGGCGAAGCCGCTGACGCAAAAGCCACAGGTGACGCGATCAGCGCAGTAAAGGCGCGGCAGAACATCCTTATCGGCACTGAGACAGGCAACCCGCTCAGCGTTGACGACGCTTTCCCTGCGCCCCTGTGCGGCCTGACCGTGTATGGTCGGAGCACGCAGGACGGCACACCCACGCCGGATGCACCTGTGCCTATCGTTAGCGCAGGCGACGGCGGGAGCGTGGCGGTGAAGGTGACAGGGAAGAATCTGATTCCTACAAACTGCGGTCAAAATACAACGGCACTACGATACGATGCACAATACAATAGATGGGTTTTTGACGCGCTAAAAGCGGTTGGTTTAGTAAATGCTCGGATAATTGACCCTGAAACCGCACGCTACCTTTTGGCCGCTGGCACATACACTATAACACTAGTATCTTCTGAGAACGTTCAAAATGTTACTATATCTGCGGTTAATGCCGATTGGAAAACTCTTGCATCTGTTGTACCCGGTAGGCTGAGCAAAACCTTTTCGGTTAATGCCAACACTATTGTTGGGTGCTACTTTGTGCCGACAGACGTTAACGCCACGGGTTACTTGCAAGTCCAGCTCGAACTCGGCACAACCGCCACCACCTACGCCCCCTACCGTGAACAGCTCCTTACGCTTCCCACTCCCAACGGCTTGCCCGGCATTCCTGTCACCTCTGGCGGCACCTACACTGACCCGCAGGGCCAGCAGTGGGTGTGCGACGAGGTGGACTTGGAAAGGGGTGTGAGGGTGCAGAGGGTCGGGAAAACGCAAGTTAACACAAAAAACGGCACTCCTGAAGAAACACATCTCCTACGTATACCATTTAGCGGTAATGGAAAGCGCGGCGATTCTGACTGCATTATATCGGTAACCCCTTTCACATCGTGGACTTCTTGCGTTAACGACCATTTTCTATATTTGAAAAACGTGCCAAAATCGGATGGCAGTTTTTACACAGGAGAAGAGCTGAAAGCCTTAGCTATTGACGTTGATTTTGTGTATCAACTCGCTACCCCCATCGAAAACCCGCTCACCCCTGACGAGATCGCCGCCTACAAAGCCTTCGTCACTTACGGCCCTGACACGGTGGTGCAGGCGGGTGATGGTGCGGGGGTCAAGCTGGAGTATCAGAGGGACGTGAACGTCGCCATCAAACGCATTGAGGACGCAATCGCGTCCATGACAACGACCTAAAGGAGGTACACATGGCTATCAAAAGCAAAGCCCGGCATGACCTGACCCTGCGCTCCATTAAGCGGGAAATCGCTGCAGGACGCGATGTGGCATACTGGCTGGACAAGGCGTACACCCATCTGGACAGCGGCCTGCTGACGGAGGACGACATCGCAGAGGTGGAAGCTCTGGCGCAGGCGTACTACGATGCGCTGGATGCTAAGGACAAGGCAGATCAGGAGCTGAAAGAGAACGTGAAAATCGGGGCCTGACCCCGTGAAAGGACGTGATACATATGGCGATCAAACAGTACAGCCTGAAGAAGGACGGCGCAAAGCAGCTCTCTCCCGCGTTCCGCGTGCGGGAGTTCCGCTGCCGCGACGGCACCGACACCATCCTCATTGACGAGGGCCTTGTGGTGCTGCTGCAGTGCATCCGGGAGCACTTCGGCAAGCCCGTGACCATCACCAGCGGCTACCGCACCGCCAGCCACAACATGAGGGTGGGCGGCTCTAAATCCAGCCAGCACCTGCTGGGCCGGGCCGCTGACATTCAGGTGCAGGGCACCGACCCGCTGGCTGTGGCAGCCTACGCCGAAAGCCTGATGCCCGGCTGGGGCGGCGTGGGCCGCTACCCGGTCAAGGCAGGCCGGGCCAAGGGCTGGGTGCACGTGGACACCCGCCCGAACAAGAGCCGGTGGACACTGTGAGGGGGTGACGTTTTGAAAGATTATTTCTGCATGGCGGTGGGTGCGTTGGGCGCTGCGTTTGCCAGCCTGTTTGGCGGGTGGGACGCAGCGCTGCAGACGCTCATCATCTTTATGGCCATCGACTACATCACCGGGCTGATCGTGGCAGGAGTGTTCCATGCAAGCCCCAAGACCAAAAGCGGCACGCTGGAAAGCCGCGCAGGCTGGAAGGGCCTGTGCCGCAAGGGCGAAACACTGCTGATCGTGCTGGTGGCCTGCAGGCTGGATGCCGTGATGGGTTCCACCTTTGTGCGGGATGCCGTTGTGATCGGCTTTATCTGTAACGAGACCATTTCCATCATTGAAAACGCGGGCTTGATGGGACTGCCGATCCCGGCAGCGATCACCAAGGCTGTGGACATTTTAAAGCAGCGCTCGGAAACCGAGCAGAAAGGATAAGCTCTTATGAATGAATTTCTGAAAGTCGCACTCACTGCCTGCATCCCCGCAATGACCGTCATTTTCGGCTGGGGCCTGAACAAAGGTGTCAGCATTGCAAACGGCTACATCAACAACAAGTTTGCGCAGACCTGTCTCCAGAATGCCGCCAACGCGGTGTTCAACGCCGTCCAGTATGTCAACCAGACCTACGTTGATGCCCTGAAGGAACAGGACAAGTTCGACGAGGATGCGCAGCGC